GGTTTGCGACCTGTACTACCTAATGTATTATTTTGTAAATCAATATCAAGCATTTGCTCAAGCCAGTCTAATGTAGGCTTAACATCTATTTGATTGATGCGCTGAGTGGCGGCTTGTTTCTCGCCAGTTTTAAATACATTGCCGCCCATTATTTGCCTGCCTTAAATGCTTTTAATTCTTCTGCTAATAAATGTGCTGCTCTTAATGTAGCGTCTAATGTTTTTGACCCAGTTGGCTGGCGTGGTTTATCATTTTGTAATGCTGTTTCTAATCCTTCAATTCCTTGAGTTTTTATTAAATTAATAAAATTTGCTGGTGGCATTCCTTGCCCGCCGCTTGATCCAACACTACTAGACGAGGATCCAGCTCCAGCATTTCCTCCGGTACTAAATGCCTTTGTTAATAATTTTTTAAATATTGGAGCAGCTTGTTTTACATCTGTAGATTTTTCAATAGCATCTACTTCAGGTTTTAAATCTGGATCTTGTTCTGCGCCTTTTAACTCGGGTATTTTTGCGTCTGCCCATTGACTAAATTTAGTTAACGGCAAATGGTCGCTTGATCCGGCTGCTGGGCCAGCTGTTTTAGCTCCAGCTGGAATTGCAATGCCGCCAGGCGATGTATATTCGGGTGCTTCTCTAATTCCCGACAATGGGCCCATTTGTCTATTTTGTGCTGCAATATTTTGTTGTGTTTGCGAATTATACGCATTAGTTTTAACTGGTTGAACTGGAGCGACTTTTTTAGCGGCATCTGGATTGGTTTGATATTGTATATCTGGCCCAAATGTATTTTGAAATGCTGCTGTATACTGATTAACTTTTTGTGCCGCTTTAGGATTTTTTGCTAATTGTTTAGCAGCTTGCTGTTCTTCGTATCCAGGTTGGCCTGGAGCAATCCAGTAGCCAGGATCACCTTGCTTTTTACCTTTGTTCATTTTCTGTTGAATATCGGCTAAATTTTTATTTGCGTTTGATTTATAAACTTTGTTTTGTGCCCTAGCAAATTGCTTAGGGTCTGTTAATGCTGACGCGACACCGCCTAAGCCGCCAGCTTTATATCCTACTTTAGTTGCTCTAACCGCAGCTTTGACATTATCAAGAATACCTTCTTCTAATTCTTGTTGGCGTTTAGTTAGTTCATGAATTTGCATCAGTTTTCCTTACGGTGCGAGTAAACTTGCCTGGGTCGCGAAGTTTAATTGCGTTAATCAATTTGCGTGTAAGGTTCTCTGCTTGCTCTGGACTATAGGTAGAGTCAATTTGCTCTAACAAGCGTATAGCACTATCGATAATATTGGTGGCACGATTTTCGATAATATGACGGTTGTCATACTCGGTGTATAAGCTATCTAATTCTTCTAATAAACTACGGGTTTTCTTTTGCATAATTGCCAGAACCTTTTTATTATTTATTACAATTCATTGTATGTTGTCTGGAATTAATTCTGTTTAATTTGCCCTAATAATGCCTTTAATTTGCTACTTTGTACATCCGCAGTAATTTTGCTTGTTTCGCCCATGTCTTCATCTATAGATCCAACATTAATTACTTTACTTTGTGTTTTAATACTATCATAAATGTTGGGTTTTTTAAACGAATTTACTGGGCTAGTTTCTTCAGGTAAATCAGTAATGCGCATAGTTTCAATATTATATTCTAATTCAACTTTTTTCCCAGTTCCATTACTTGTACGAGTTTTCATACATTGTAACTGATAACGCCCGCGCTCTTTCATAGCACGACTTGTAAAGATACCAAACACATTATCTGCGGTATTAATTTTACTAATACCGCCAGCAATATGACTGTGGTCAAATTCAATTTCTTCAACTGCTCCGCGATTTAATTGCGATGCTGTTACCAATAATACTCCCAGTTCTTGCGCTAAGTTACGCAATTCTTCCGCTACATATTTGTCTTTAATAAACTGATCATTAGGATTAACTTTAACACTAGCTGGCATTAACAAGTCTAAATAATCAACCATAATAAAATCAACTTTAATACCTGTTTGCACTTGTACTTCTTTTAAATATGCGCGAACATCATTAATATTACTTTGGGCTGGTAATGATTTTACTCGATATTGCCCAGCTTTTTTGCCAAACATTTTAATCTTTAATTCTGCTGTTTCTAAATCTTTGCGAATTTCTTTAGTTGACATATTAGATAACATCGCATCAGTACGTAAGCCCACGAGTTCTTCACTAAGTTCTAAACTAACATAAGCTCCGCTCAACCCTTGTTCCAACCAACTTAATGCTATATTCATCATAACTAAAGATTTGCCCGAGCCAGATCCGCCAGCAAAGATATTAAGTTCTCCGCGACTAAATCCACCATATAAAATCTTATCTAGACTAGGCCAACCTGTACTTACTTGCCCGCCTGAATTAAAATATTTGTCATTACGACCTCTAGGATCAGCAAAATAATCTGTGCCCATGTCTTTTTGTAAACTAATTTGTACAGCATCTTTAATTAATTTTTCTACCGGAGCAAAATCACCCTTTTCCAATAAGTCTGCTGATTTTAAAATTGCTCTTTCTAATTCTTGGCGTTTAGTAAAACTCTCAAATTCTTCCATAAACCAATTTAAGTTGCCGTCTGGTAGTTCAGGCAGTTCATTAAGTTTGGATCCTGTGGCCGCATTAATTTGTTGTAATACCGGAAGTGTACCATGATCTTCATAGTGTTTTTTGATAAACTCTGCCGCGGATCTGACACTACGGTCAAAGTTTTCCGGATTATAAATATTTTGAACACGAACGAAGGATTCGGCATCGTGTAGCATCATTTCTAAGAATAGTTTTTGGACTTCAATCCCGTAATCGTTTAGCAAGTTGCATTTTCCTTATTTCAATTTTAATTTTACTAGTTTCCTTAGACTGTAATATAATTAGCAAAGTTGCAACTCTGCCTAATTTTACTACAGCATCATTAATATCTTTAATCCCTGCTGGCCAGATTGGAATACTAACTGCCCACCCTAATTCTATAGCACGGGCTATCAATTTCAATCCAGCTTCGTCTTGATCTGGAACTACAATAACATCGCGCTGTAAATTTTTAATTAGCTGTGCTTGTGCGGCATTTATATCATTGTGCATAACTGCCATACCATCCACAGATAATGCGTCAAAAATTCCTTCAACTACAATTATATACTGCCAATCTGCGTGTTGTAAATCTTGTCCAAATACATATCCTGGTTGCATATCATTCAAATACTTGGGTACACGATTGTCTAAAAACCTGCTAGTATTGCCTACAATTTGGTGGTTATGTGTAAAAGGTATTACCACTCTAGAGCGTATAGCTTTACCGCTATCCACCATGTATGGATACTTGGTAGGATCAACTGCTCTAGATTCAAGATAAGACCATTGTTCTTTATGCTTATCCTTATCCAGTAATTCCAACCCTGCTGGTAAATCCTTTTCTTCAAATTCAATTTCAATTTTTTTAATTAGTTTAGCTTGATCTTCCAACATACCATGTATGCTACGATGGCGCAAACTTTCTAAATTTATATGCTCGATAGTCATGGTATCTACATTTAACCCCTCGAGCAATTTGCGAGCTTTGTATGTTAAAGCACGACCTAATGTAAATGAAGTTGTATACTGACAATTAAAACAATGATATGACCAACCTTCTGGATTTATTTTAATTCCGCCACGCTGTCTTTTATCCTGTGTATCGCCACGATGAATACAGCAAGGTGCGTTGAAAGATATCCAACCGGAACTTGTTTGTTTTCGCTTTGCGGGTAAAAAGGAGATTACATCAATCATGCTTAATTATAACATGAAGTTTGGTTGAAATCAACTATTAACGGTACATTAAATTGGTAATAAAACCAGTGGAAATGAGTACTAAGGCGCCTTGGTTTTGTGGTGGCACTGGGTATGCTTGTGGATTGATTTGGCCTAACGCAATTGGCCAATATCCAGAACCGCCGTTGATTACATTAATGGCAACAATCGTTCCATACCCAACACCTTCAGGTCCGTATTCGTCTGGCCCCCAAGTATCTGACATAACTGCTTCGGCTACTGCTCCAGCGCCATTGCCTAAAATATCTATCTTAGGAGGTGCTAAGTATCCGGAACCGCCATTTTGAATTTCAATAGAAGTGACTACGCCATTCTCACAAGTAGCATAAGCACTAGCCGGAATTCCTGGTTGGTTCGGTGTAGCAAAAAGCGAGTTATTAAATCCTAAACGAAGTATTGGATACCATCCTTCGATGTTCATGTAAATAGTTTTTGTTTCGTTATAGTACGTTGTTGACTCGGTAATATTATACCAAATACTTTGATAATTTTGTGCCCACTGGCCTTTGATAGTTCCTGTATATCCAACTAAATCCATTTGTACTGTTGTGATATAATTTTTAGGCTCGATAAAACTTGTATAAAATTCGGTATTAGCCAATGAATTCCAATACCAACTTCCAGTGCCGCCCGCATACCAACTACCGGCCCAACCTGGGAAATTTTCGTATCCTGCTCCGTCAAAACTAACTTGCGAGGACAATGCTGTGGTAGGAATCGTCAAAGGTCTGGAAGGTATAAATTGCGGCAATACCGAGTTTACAATATCAATTGGAGCACGGGCTCCAGACTGGGCATTTGTAAATACTGCTTGATTAAGATTACCGCTTTGTACAGTAATAGAATAACTGGCTGGCTGGGCAATTAATTCCCATGTATCTTCAGCTGGAATAGTGACTTTAACTTGACCTGTAGCCGCATTAAGAATAGTCATTGGCTCAGTGAGTAATAAAGAAGTTCCTTCGGTATTTGTTAAGCGAAAGGTAAAAGTACAACCGTTGACATTTACAGGCTTTTCGTCCTGATTGACAAAGGAAAACAACAATACATTGTCGACTCCAAGATTTAAAGTTAGGCGTTTAGCATACACAGGATTGTACCTCATAGTAAAGTATTGCCCGCTTGAGTCTAACAAAAGGACTTGAGTTCGTTGCTGGTATAGAAAGACTTCGGTCGAATACATACATATTATTTAGCGATATTTTACTATAAGTTTTTGGAACATAAATATCCCTTGCAAACACATAACATAAATGAACGAAGAAATTTTTACTAAACTTACTGACAAATACCCGTTTATAACGCTGTGTGTTTACGCCGCCCAAGAATATGTAGGAATCATACAAAATCGCGATGATATTATCACAACTATTTACGATTTTGGCAGTATTAACAACTTAGACAATAAGAAGCAATTCCTAGAATTAGCCAATATTTGGTGGTGGGAAAGCAATAGATCCATACCTATTAATATCTTTTTAAAGCAAGAATGGGATCCATTTAAAATAACACTTCGTACTTTTATCAACAAAGATCTCGAAATTTTACATGGTCCAGTTTGTAGTTTATCCGATATGGCCCGCAAGAAAAGCAAAAGAAAATCTATTACTTTAGTTAGGCGTATGGAGTAAATTCATGTGCAACGCTACTAACGCACTATAAGAAATACTGTGTGATTTCTTAAATACAAACCCTTTACTATCGTCCCCGTCCCATACAGTTTTAAACACTTCTGCCCAAGGCTGATTTTGTAAGTGTGCTTTGCCCGGACGAATAATAGCGATGAAAGCCGCCATTCTTGGAATACTATCTGGTTTCATCTTAGATAGTAAGTCTGTATAGTTACCAATATGTACTAACTGTTTGGCCCATTCAGGGTCAGTCCATAGTCTTTCCCATGGTGGTTCTTTTGCCAACATTTCTTTATATTGTTCGGAAGATTTTATAAGTTGATATACTGACATATTCAGCAAATCAATTTTAAAATAGCCACGCTGTTCTGCTTCTTCATAGTCTATTGCCGCACATTGATTTACAGGATCATACGGAATATCGGTGATGTATACTCCCGAGTTATGTTTGCGAACTTGTCCTTGGTAATGTTGTCGTGCTGGGATAGCACGAATAAGTTTTAATATTTGCTCTCTGTCAGCTAAGTCTAAGTCAATGTCTGCGCTCATAATAACACTAGTATA